AAACTCTTCCAAAGATTTATCTTTTTCTGGTATAGGATCGAATATAGTTACGTTAGGATTTCTTAACAACTGTAAGAAGTCACCATCACCACTGATCAAAGTGTGTTTATGATCTTGATATTTGTCAATGAATCCAGAAATTAAATCATCCGCCTCTAATAAGGCACCATCTAACACCAATATGCCAGTTTTTTCTTTCAACATATTCTTAAATTTTAAGACATGATCATCAAATACTTTATAACGTATGATCTTCTCTTCCGTTAAATCTTTTCTTCTATTACCTTTATATTTCTTATAAGTAATAGCAGACGGACTAATAGTATGTAGTTTACGCCATGATGAATTATCAAAAGCAGCTACAACATTATTTGGTTTATACTTTTTATACATTTTATTAATGTAATGCAAAGTGCGATGAATACTCATCGCACTTATAGTTTCTGGATCACTATCATCAGTTATTGCAAAGAACATTCTATGTAATAAATGATGCGTATCGAAAATTAGATGATGTTTCATATTATCTCTGTCTTGCTATTTCTTGTAACCACATTTGAACCATATCATCTTCTGACTCTCCTGGGTATCCTTTCTTCTTTAGTAATTGAATGAATGCATCATTCCAGTCAAATTTAATCTTCATACGCTTTTGCTCTTCATCGTAGTAGTCTCCCTCTATTTCTACCCACGGAACTTCACTCTTTTTTTTAGTCTCTATTCTATGTTCTTCTAATAGAACTGACAATTCTTGTAGTATTTCATCTTTTTTAGGAGAATTTTTAAGACCTTCAATACTCTTATTAATATAAGTCTCTAATGCACCTGACTCTATAGAACGTTCAATTAATTTTTGTAACAATAAATCTAATATATTAGTAGAGTGATCGTCATAATTACCACTTGGTTCTAATGATGAAACATTAGATTCCAATCCTTTTAGCCCATATTGTTTAAATATGGTACTCGCTAGCTTATCTATAAACTCGTAGTCTTCTAGCATTCCTCTTTTTGTTAAAAACATTTTATCATCCTTTATTTAAATTTCTGGAACGGTATACACGGAAATTCCTCGTGATGGAGTGATTAACAGTCCTTTACGAGTTATTTTAACTGTTTTAAAATTGGAACTAACAGAATCTTTCAATAACCGCGCTATCTTCTTAGAAGTATATATAAAACTAAATTCGTCTGTGTCGCAATCAGCGTCCCACGTAATATGTGATTCGGTCATATGCTCCAATGTATCACCACTATTATCTTTAACCTTAATCAACAGGTTTGGTGAATTTTTATTACCGTAAAATGTGATAATTTCAGCACCCATTGCACCAGTTACTCTATTGAGTACAGTTACCGTATCAATATCCATATCAAATGAATATAACACTGGATCTTTTACATTTGAAGGGCATTTTATATTATCTGGATTAGCACATCTAAACTCAATTTTAGTTCTTTTACTCTTAAATAGTAATTGATTTACCCTAATATTGGTTGGGTCATTTATAAAAAATGCGTCATATTCAGTTATGTTATCAACAAGTGCTAGACGCTTTCGTAATGTTTGTAATCTAGATAACGCTAATGGTGGAAATTCAAAGTCATCATCTACTTCCTGTAAGATGAAGATTCCATTTTCAATGGAATGACCTCTTATTTTTTTATTAGCAAATATAACGCTTTCTATATCGTTCATATCCGCTATTTCTATAGTTTTCTTTATAAGCTCTAAACTCTGTTTTGATATTTTATTCATATTCAACTAATTCATCCAATAATAATGTTTTTCTTGTTGGTAACATTTCACCAATAGCGTCAAGTAGAGATTCACATACATTATCCATAAGTCTTTCTATTTGCATTTTTCTATCTACTCTTGGTAGTATTTCTTCTATGAACCATTTCGGTACTATATCAATATCCACCGGAATTGCAATAGATTTGTGTTTATCTTTTTTAGATTCTGTCTTTAAGTGAAATATTCTAGCTCTAATTCCAGAAACCATTTTCATACTTTCATTGTCGTTGTGCGTTTCTAAACATTCGTTCCAATAATATGCTGCCCTACAATGTCCAGGCACTGTAATTCCTGAAATGTTGTTTTTATAAGCATCGTAGTATGTTTCAAGACCATTGATCTTCTTTGGTAAACCTAACATTTCAACATCGACACCGGCTAGCACCTTTTCTCGGTTTTCTAATAGTGATAATCCTATCTCTTTCCATGGTGTACCTTTTAGATATCTTTCAAAATGGTCAATAAGTAGTTTTCTCATTGGTTTAGGGGTAGATGTCTTTTTGATCATTAAACCCTTAACCACCATCTTATCTACTTTATTTCCATCCTTTTCAACAACATGCATCATGTAATGTTTCTTTCCATGTGTGAAAATAGAATTAGCGGCAACAACTTCTTGGCTAACTTGGAATAAACCTAAGAAATCTCCCTTTAATAAAAATTTTTCTTGGCAAAATACAGGGAACGAATCGTTAATCGCTTTAGCGACCACTTTGGCAATTCTAGATGCTTCTTCTACAGTGTCTGCATGAGTTTTGAAATAGTTACTATTATGCACTAATATATTATTAGCAAAGAAATAAGGATATTTTTCATCCTTCATTATGATGTCGTAGACATGATCTGTTTGTTGATCAATTTTCTCAACTTTCTTTATTCTTAGTCGTTTAACCATTTTATTATTTCTCTATTAATTTTTTCTTTGTCGCTATTGTAATCATGTTCCCAGATAATTAGATAATCAAATCCTTTATCCAACATTTCTTGTTTCTTTATCTGATCTTTATTCCAAATCTCTTTTGCGGTTCGTTTTATATTAGGATGATAAAATGATTCGTGGTATTTGTTTGGATTACAATGCCAATAATCGCCCTGGATCTCAATACATTTTTTATTTTTAGTACAAACGATATCATAAAGAAAATAACAATTTAATTTATGTGACCATAGTCCATATTCTTTTGAAAAGCATGAAAATAAAGGATGTTCATAATTGTTTATTATATATTGTGTGATATCAATTTGTATTTGAGATATTTTAACAGTGGATATCATTTGTGCATGTGCCAATCTTTTTTCATGATATTTTTTCTCACCTTCTATAGCACCATACAAACTAATAAATCTATTTAAAGATAATGCTTTTGACTTACAAACCTCATCATACACTCTTATACCTTCAGCTTCTCCATACTTTTTCATAAAATATGATTTAGATATTCCAGCTTCAGCTTGTAATTTTGTGTATTTTACATATTTACTAGTGCCTTCTTCTAACCCGTGTTTAGCTACTTGATTTTGTAATGTAACTGCTCTTTTCTTATTATATTCTATAAACTGATCAATATTCCAACCATATTTTTCTTTTTTATATTCAAACGTATTCTTTTTAGATTGGAATTTTTTATATTCTTCATATTTTTCTTTGGCTAATTGTTCATCTTTATATTTTCTAATAAAAGATTGTAAATTATTAGAATTATATTTTTTTGCTAATTCTTCAGAAAATAATTTTTCTCCAGGAAATCTTAACGAATAATCTTTTTCTGTTAGTCCATGCATTTTTAAATGCATGGAATTAATTCTTATTAAGGTTTTATTACATATTTTACAAACTACTTTCTCCATACTGTTCTCCGAGTTTTAAGCTGGTGATACAGTATTTATGGTGTCTCCACTAATTTAATAAAGATATCATCATCTTCAATTTCTTCTGCTGTTATTTCAATCAGTTGATTATTTCTTTCAACCATTAATGAATGATCTGCGGTAACGTCAACGTATGAGTCATCCTCTAATAATATTCTAAACATTTGTTTTTCACATTTATGCCTATAGAGCGTTAGTACTTGAGCATCAAATATTTTTTGGTTTTCTTCATCATAACAAGGTGAGTATAATTCTGAATTATATTTAATATATTCTTTATTATTTTCCTTAAAACTTCCATATTTTTCTATTAATTTCTCAAAATGATTTTCAATCGTATCATTAACATGATTAATACAAACTATACTATTTCCATCTACAGAGTCAGTATCACCAGCTATAACACTCTTATTTGGATAATAATACTGACCTTCCAATACATTTCCAACTACTTTTGTCATATGGAATAAAACTTCTCTACCAGTTTTAGTAGTAGATTCAGCTAATCTAACGTCATACCATCTGAAGAATCTGTTACCACATGCACCATATGTTGAATTTAATTTCAACTTAAATACCGTCTGCATCAAGTCATAATATTGATATTCATCATAGTATTTTTTGGCTTCACTTAAATCTTTATCATTTGTTTCATTATACAGCGTCAATGCGTTGAATGATTTCTTTTTTAAATCCTTTCTCTTTATGAACCACTCTTTCAATAAAGATGGAATGATACCAAGCTTATCCATAGTAAATACCGTACCAAACCCTGATATTGACCAATTCATCTCATTTAATAATTCATTCCAATCTTTTGCAGATAATACATCAACATTACCATCATCGAAAACCATAGTTAATTGCTTATCAGTTTTGTTCACAATTTGTTCAAACGCATGATGATTATCTGTAAATTGACCTATTAACGTGTCATAACTGATATTGACTGATATCATAGATGACGGGTATAGAGAGTTAACGTCAATTGACGCTACATTTTTATGTTCTCCAATCATTGGAGGTAACACAATAGCTCCACCGAATTTTTCGGCGTTTTCATCGCCATCAATTTGTTTATCTGGTACGCGAATGCGTAATACGTGGTGGTTATGGTTTGTTATAGCCATTTCTGCCAAACGTATGGTGCCTAGAACATCTTTTATCTGTCCAGAGTCCATATGTGCCAATAGTAATGACAAATAAATATAACCTTTTTTCTGTTCTAATCCTTTCAGGATTTCACAATCTCTGGCATTATATCTTAGGAAGAAATCGAAATCATTTTTATAAAGATCTGCCAATGAACCTTCATAAGTTAATTTTGGCATATCTGTTAATATTTCTTCGGCAACTGCTTCTAATGCGAAGCTATCCCGCTCTCCAGGTTCAAACTTCATCATAACTTGCATCAAATCTAAAAGCACTCTACCTGAAGTTGTTAATATGTTTCTTTTTGTTTTATGTTTATCAACTTTTTCTTGGAAATATGGCTTTCTCGCGCCTTCGAACGACATTAAATTAGCGTGCTTATCACCCAACACCATTTTTAATCTATTAAAAACGTAGATATCATCAAAGTTTTCAGAGTTCCATCCAGACAATAAATCGGTGTTTTCTATTTCTTCTAAGAATGCTAACAATAGTGCTGTTTCTGTTCGAAATAATCTGATTTCTGCTACTTCTTTTGTCTGTTTGGATATATCTTTTAGAGTTATGTCAGGTCGTGGAGGAACTGCCAACACGATCATTTTATCACTATACTTATGATATAAAGATATTGCGTTTATCGGCGCGTATGGACTATTGTATATATCTGGCATGCCCTTAGTCTTATCGTAGTCAATTTCTATATCATAGAAAGTAACATTGATAGTGCCATCGATATCATTATAATAGTGCTGTGATAGTACCTTATATTCTAATGGTATATCTGATTCAAAAACTTTTTTACCATTACTCTTTAATCGCTTTGCGGTATTATAGTATTGATCGTATTCTTCAAATTCTAGTTTTTGGAGCTTGTTTCCTCTGAAATCAGTATCCTCACCATTTTCATCCTCAACGTAAAAAAACAAAGGGGAAGGGTACTCTTGTAGTACCCTTCCATCTTTTGTTCTTTCCCAAACTTTTACTCGACTTCTATCATAAGTCGTTTGAGCAGATATGTACATTATTACCCTTATTGCGCATCTACAGATTCATCATCTACCGGATCTGTAGATGGATTTCCTTGCGCTTCTTCTATTATTTTACTATACACTTCACTGTAAATAGTATTCTCATGATCTTGATCTTGAAAATCTCCAGCGAAATATGTTTTACCCATTTTAGCAGCTACCTTTTTCGGTATACCATACCCACCTTCAATATCTAATGCAAGGTCTTTTAAATGATCTCGCTTATCCTTGATAAATTGATGACACCCGCTCATCTGTCTTAAAATTTCTAATAAGTCTTTTAGTTGTGGTCCAGTTGGCATAACAAAACTTTCATTCTTTGAATTATCTTTTTCTTTCTTTGGTCTACCCATGGTGAATCATTCCTTTTGTTGTGAGGCAAGAATAAGACACTTTTGAGTTCTTAGCAAGAGCCAGATAATGTAATGTCACATACTTGTGGATAACTAGATACATCAGATACATCAAGATCGGAATAATCAACTATTGATATAAACATTTGTGTGTATTCTTTCTCAGTTGTTATACAACTAAATCTATAAGATTTATTAGTTGTACCACCAATACAACATTGCTGTAATTCTAATTGCTCTTGTATTTTTCTTGCAAGATTTTCGTCTAGTTTAATATTTTTAATAAAAACTTTGTTATCATGCTGCTTAACGCTCTTGGCATGCAATTCAACATTTTGAAAAATTGTACCATTTGTTAAAATTATGTGTTCCATTTTGTACTCCTAATATTATAACTTATCATACATCAATTGAACCATTTTGTATAGTTGCCTGGAAAATTTTTAGGATTATATCTATATGGTGTAGTCGCATTTATGTAAAATCTAATTTGATGTAGATCACCAAGCTTTACATCACCAGTACAATTAATAAAATGTTGCTCGCCTGGAAATAATACTAGAGTACCACGTTTAGGATTCATGGAAAAATTATGATTTAAAAATTGCAATTTACCGCCATTAACTTCAAAATCAGAATCGAATGGTGGTTTATCTCTAAAATCTGTTAAAAATATAATCCCACAAAAATCTTTTCCATTTACTCTGTGCCAAGATTTTTTACCACCTTGTGTGGCTATACTATTTTCACAACGTTGTCTATTATTTTTACAACCTTGTGGATACCATTCAAATTCAAATGGATACATGCCTTTATATTGAAAGTCAAAATATTTTTCAACATCAGGAATTAAGAATTCTTCTATTGCTGTCGCCAAGCGCATTTCGGCTAATCTATTATATTTTACTGACATCAATGGCTTATTTTCTGCATCTACATCTGGAACTTGATTATCTAAATCATCTATTATTTCTTCACATGACAATGGAGAAATAAAATCTTCTATTATAAAAAATGGTGACTTTGTTTTCATATATTTTCCTATTACTACAGATATATATGAGTCATATTCACCAATGTATTTAAGAAGATTTATGCTTTAAATAATCATTAAATCGTTTTATTACTTTACTTCCGGTATGTGCTTTGGTTCTGACAGATTTTCTGGTAGTTTGTTTTTTACGTAATCTAGCAGTAGCTTTTCCGCGACGAACTTTCCCTGGATCTTTTTTTATACCACATTTGTCTGGACTTGATACAAGTCTTCCCTTTTTCTCACCATACGCACAGCGATATTCACGCTTAAGTTTCCCGCCAACTCTTTTTAGTTGGCGGGAAACTCTTTTAGTTTCTTCTAGATAAAATAGATCTAAGAATGAATCTTCTTCTATTAAAATATCCATTACTGCATTGACCCTAATCTACCAGTAACTTGTTGGTTCGCAGCTTGTGTATTCGCATTCATTGTATTACCCTGTTGGTTGGTATTTGCGACCTGTTGATTAGCATTCTGTTGCATATTACCTTGTTGTCTTTGTAATTGCTGTTGTTGGCGCTGTGCCTTCATCTGCTTTGCAACTCGTTGTAATCTTATTTGTAACTCTTTAATAGCCAACATTTTTTGATCAGGCGGCATGTTAGAAGTTTTTATATTTTGCATAGCCGCAAGTACTGATCTAGTTGTTTCACCATTCTCAACTTCAAAAAGAATAAAATTAATCATATCGCTCTTCTTTTCTAATGATTCTGTAGCCATGCCATTAGTTTGTTTAACTCTATATTTTGCCAGATCTGAAATGCGTCTTGCATCTTTTTCTTTTTTCTTCTGATTCTCTATTGATTGCTCCATAGATAATAATTCAGCTTGTTGCTCTACTGAAGCTGATGCTGCTTTTGCTGTATATTCTGCTTGTAATGCTCTAGCTTTTTCTGCCTCTGCTTCCGCTTGCGCTTTTTTAGCTTCAGCATCTGCTTTTAACATTGCTAACACACCTTGAAGTAGACCTTCTACACCACCACTAGATTCTGGTTCAGAAAAATCTGAAACAGATTGATCATCACCGAATTCATCTTCGCCTGGAGTGCCGCCTAATTCGTCACCAGTTACATCGGAACCAATCCCAAGTTCGCCTGTCTCATCGCCAGTGCCATCTAATCCAGCATCACCGGCTCCTGGTCCGCCTAATGAATCCGGTCCACCCATACCAGCCTCACCACCTAGTTCGCCACTGTCTTGATCCTGACCTATATTATCCAAATCAACATTACCACCTACAGCGTCAGCATCGTTACTCATTTTTACTTTGTCTGCATTGTAAATGGCATTTGCAGGAATCTGTGGAAATTCAACGTCAACTATTTCGAATTCATCTTTCAATTTAAACAATAGTTCTGCCATGCTAGCAGATTTTTGTTTACCTATTTGATTATTTAATTGAGTGGCATTTGATAATTCTGCTGATAAACGTTCCTCAAATTCTGCTGCCGCATCACGTCTAACTGTTACTTTCATTATATTACCAGCATCATCTTCAACACCATATGTCACGGTATCTTCAGTATTTCTACCTTCCATATCTTTAAGTCTAGAAACAACATCTTCCATGTCAAACGCTTCGTTTACACTACCTTTATATCCCAAGTAACTTAGAATTTTAGAGAAAATTGATGGGTTTAATTTTTGTTTTGCATTGGTCAATGCTGCCGCAAGCTTATTATCATCACTATTATCATTTAAACCAAGGTATTTTAATATTTTAGAATATATTGATGGGTTTAATTTTGCTCTAGCTCTTGCTAAAGCATTCGATGTCTGTTTGTTTGGCGCTAATGTAGTTCTAGCAGCTTCTCGTACAGCTAATTGCTGTGGTGTTAATAATCTATCATTCATACCAGTGCGCGGTCTATCATTAATAGTCGTATTTGGCTTGTCATATAGATTTTCAGAAATTTTTCTTTTTATTAATTTCTTCTTTTTTCTTTTTGTAGATGGTGTGTCCATATTAACTGCTATTGAACCAGCACCAACTGCTCCACCAGCTGCCATTTCTTTAATTAGTTCTTGTAAAATTGACATGTATAAAAACCCTTTTTATGATATATTTATCTCATTATATTTTTTTCTATTGCAAAACGATATTCAATTCCCCTAGCAGCGCACCACTTTTTAGCAGCATCACCTTTTATCATATTAATCATATATGTGTAATTTTCAACCAATGCAGTGTTTCTCTTTTTACTTTTACTCTTATTTAAGAATTTTTCAGGTTTTATCTCTAACACAACCTTCTTTAAGTTCTTTTCTTTATTCATATATTCAACATATAAATCTGGTACATAGATTGATGGTTTAAAACTACCATCGGTCATCGGTTTCATATATGGTATTTTTATTTCTTCAGACGACCATGCCAATACAAACGGATTATTATCTAAAAATACAAAAGAATTTAATTCTAGCGCTGATCGATAATTAATATTATTTACATCACCTAAGTATTTTTTAGGATTTTTAGGATTATATTTACCTTCATGTGGTGATCTGCGCATATTATTCCTGAGAAATGTATACTGAATCGTATATAAATGTCATATCAACCATCGTAACTCCATTTTGAGTCATGTCAAGATCACTTAAATTTGCAGTAACTATTTTAGGGTTCATATAATCGTAATGAATAACATGTTCAACTCCTTCAAGTTTGTAAAAATGATTTAATCTTATTCGTTTTATTAAACCATGTCTACGGGTAGTCTCGCCATCGGTTCCATTGGCTCCCATATCTAATGGCCCAATTGACGCTGAATATCCACCATCAAAATTTTGCCCGTACTTATCGAAAGCATTTGCTAAATGGTGATCCATATTTGCTATAGGACTAACTGCCTTTAAATATTCCATAAAAATATCAAAAGCCCTATTTTTGGCATCATCATAAAATGTCATATTAACTTGCCCATAATCCATGCTTGTGGCAACATTAGTTCTAAAATTATAAAAATTTACTTTTTGATAATTAATTGTAGGCTGTGGTCTACTAACCTTTGTCACCGCAAATGAATTGTGTTTAATTTCTTGAACATCTTCTTCTGATAACATAAACAATTTACCACTGTAAAAGAATTGTACAGTGAATGCAAAATTATATTTTGGAGTTTCCGTACTGAGCATCCCATCTGGAATTACAGTATCCTTTGTTGCGGATATTCCAGAATAGTCATGATTAAGTTTCCAATTAGGTTCTTTAATTGGTAAGCAATTACCAGCCATATTAAATTACCTTCCTATAATTTAAACACACTCTTATCACGCTCTTACATGCTACTAACATTCTCTGCTCAAAATCCTCTTTTTTGAAACTACCAGCCTTTATTCTTTTATTAATGATCATGCATAAATCTTTTAATTTTTCACTCTCGACAGTATTAATATCTTTTGCAGTATTATAATAATCGAACATACCTAAATTTTCTAATATTATTATTAATGCAAAACGGTCGTCTGCATTTTTCATATCATCTGGAGTGTATACTATTTGATATGTATCAAAGATTTTAAACGCATTGTATCTTACACCAGCAATTAAATGAGACATAACCTGTAACGCGCCTAATCCAGATGTTATTGGGCCAGTGCCAATATCGTGTAACCATGGAAACGCTTTGTCTATTTTAGTTTGTTTGTCTAGCTTTGGTGTTGGATTAACAACAGTTGTAGTAGCATTTTTAGCGGAAGTAATATTCTGTAAAAATTGCTCTACTTTAGTGAACTGCTGTTTTTCAAAAGCGTCAATAATTTCTTTAACTTCTGCCATAATTTAACTCCGTATATGTTATTTATTAAAAAAACAAAGGGAGCTTTTAGCTCCCTTTGTTTCAACCCTTTTACATTATACAGATTGTTAACAACCTGCTTGCATACCAGATTCACCACCTGTTGCATTTTTATCAATACCACAGATTAACTGACGAGCATGATCATATCTAAAGCTAACAACTATTTTCACAGCTTCGCTTGCTGAATAATCCAAATCACCGTAATCAATATTCTGAATCCACACACCTTCATATGCCCATGATTCAACGGCAGTAGTATTACCATCTAACATTTCACATATCATGGCGAATTTATAATCCTCACCGCCTTGAGCGGTTGCCATTACACCACTTGGTGAACCAGTTGGTGCTATAATTGTTTGCTGGCGTTCAAGTTGATCTTGTAGAATTTGTGAAACTCTTCCACCCAAATCAGATTCGAAAGTCCATGATGATGGGGACCAATTATGTTTACCAGCAATCCAACCACGAGAGTTATATCTATGTAGTTCTATTTCTTCGAATTCCAATTTAGGACGATCACCCTGAATAGCCTGTAATGTTAGGATATTACTAAACTGTCCTTGGCTTTGATTTCCTATTCCAAGAAATGAAACTTTCCATTTATTTTTTATTTGTGGCTGAATAATACTACCAGCAGATGGTATTACACCAAAGTCAGCAAGAATTGCCATTGTTTAACTCCTTAAAGTCATATTAGTTATAAGTATTTATTAATGTAGTCAAATAATTCAAACTTTTTTATCTTACTATCAATAAATATAATAAACATAGGTCGAAGACATGAGATTCAGTAAATTCCTAACGGAAAGAGAAGAAGCGGATAATTTGTCCGCTAATATTTTAATAATAATGCATAGGATATTCGCTGCGGTAGAACATACTCATATTGAAAAAAGTGAAGACATGAGTGAGTTTAATATTGGTCAAGCCATAAAAGATAAAAATTTCAAAACATTAAATATTGCTATTAAACATGGTGTTAAACCAACTGCAAAGTTTGCAGTTAAGAGCGATGGTGATGATTATTATATTGTTATTGAAAGCCCAAATTACAAAGCCGAATTATCCAGAGAAGAAATAACCGCACGAATTTGATGAAAAAAATGTACCTACTCATCACGAGCAAAAAACAGACTCTAATGAAAATGTAGAGCAAAAATATGATACATTAATTAAAACTTTCAAGAGTAAATTAGAAGATCATCATGCAGCTGCATCAGAAATAGATAGACAATCCAAACAAACCTCTAATACATTTAAAAAAGATAGTTTTAAAATAGCATTAGATAAATTGAAAGAAGAAACTCACGGAAAAGATTTCAAGGGATTTTTATCAATTGTCAGCAAGTTACCAGAAGGTGAATTTATAAAACATTTAGAAAGTGATGTTAAGAAAAAGATTCTAAGTAGATTAGAAGATTATTACGAGCATTATGTGAGTAAGAATAATGTTCCTGAATGAGATAATTCAAACAGATCAGAGAGAAATAAATCTTAGGGATAAATTTATTAAATTGAGGAATACCAATTGGGATGATATGAATTCAATGAAAGATACACCGAACCGACAAGTTGGTGGATTCTCTGAAGTACGGCCAGACCCGCACGATCCATTCATGGTAAAGAAAAAGCAAAAACCCGAAGTGCAATCACAGCAAGATGCTTATCCAATATTTGTTGAAAAATTGGTAAACTCTGATCAAAATATGAATCCATATTTTCCAAGGATTTATATAAGTAAAAAGGTAAAAGATCCTACTAATAGGGCTTTGCATAATTATACAATGGAAAAATTAGAAAAGATATCAGTGGTATCGGATGCCGAATTTGACCATCTAAAACATACTATATTAACTCCAAAAGCAATACGCGCATCTGATGTTGGTGATATATACGACATGATTAATGTGATATATGATATATGTGTTAAAGATTTAAATGCTAAATCATTAATAAATGATAATAATTTAATTGACGCTATACAATTTATTAAAGACATAAAAAACAAAAATCCTAAAATATATTTTGACTTAGGTCCAAATAATTTCATGGTTAGGCGTACACCTTATGGATTTCAATTAGTTATAACAGATCCATTTGCTTGAGACTTCCATAACCATTTACTGGAACCATAGTCATAAATATGGTGATAACCTTGTTCAAACCGTAATTGTTTTTCTGTTTTATTAGGATCATCATAGGAATTTTTTCTTAGATTAAATCTGTGTATCCTCTTTAATTCATTTGGCTTGAAATACCAATAATTTGGTACAGTATTTCTAACATATTCAAATCCCATGTTTTTATATACATTACCATCTGACCACCTAGAATCAGCATATGTTAATATTTCGTCTGGATTATTTTGTTTGATAAAATGTGATAGTAATTTAGATCCTCCACCAATTACTACATGTCCCAACAAAGAACAGAATCGATCTATTTCCCAACCGGAACTTTTTCTTGATAAATTATTTTTAGAAAATGTCATTACAGAAACTAAATTATCATTATGATATAAACCGAGTTTTATATTAGATACTGAATACCCCTGAAGATGATTTTCTTCAACAAATTTTCTAGCGATATCAGCTTCTATATGTTTTACAACACATTTTCTAGCAAATATGGTTTTATTATATAATTTTAATAAATTGTTTAATCTAGATTTAACTATGTCAGATTTATTAATCCATTCGTCTTCGAATATACAAATAGTCTTTATACCATCATTTTTTAATTTTAAATACTTTTCATAATCCTTAATTTTTGATTTGTTGTTATGATTAAGCACTTCAGCAGAATGCCAATATAGACCATTAAACTCTATTCCGATATTCAGTTCTTGAACATAGATGTCAATATCGCCATATGGTGTTTTATAATTTAAAATAGTTTTTGGATAATATTGTAACACATATTCATATATTTCTAATTGTGATTTAGATGTTAAAATATTTCTAGGAAAACATGTAGGACATAATTTATCATGAAACTTACAATCATGAAAATATTGTTTTGTAAAATTAAATTGTGTATTACATATAGTGCATAATAATTCTAAGTTATTGTTTTCTATAGAATTTAATAATTCTAATGATACCGAACTTATCTTACCTAAGATATTTTCATGACTGATTGATATCTTTCGCTCTCTATAAAATTTAAATAGTTTTGCGAATATTTTTTTATTATCTTCTGTGTGCTTGTATCCCAATGCTGACGGTATCAGTGGTAGCCCGAGTTGTATTTTTGTTTGTTGGGCTTTTGTAAATCTATCTCGCACCTTTTCTGGGTTATCTATTGCATATTGTTTAACAGAATTTGAAATCTTTGCTTTAGTATCTTCTGATAAGCCAGTGTATGTTCTTCTTTGTAATTCTCCAGACTGATATTTTTGTTCTCTAAATTTATATGATTCGTTTTGTTTTATAGAAGGTTCAATTTTTTTACCGGCATTCCAAGGAATCTTTCCTTTATTTCCTTTTGAAAATTGTTCCGCTTTTTTATTCCTATATTCTTCTGATGACATGGAATCGTTACCGAATAAAAATTTATATTCGGTTGTAGTCATATCATGAGATTTTAGATGTGAAAATGTTATAGTTGATTTGAATATTTTTTCACAAATTTTACAAGTTATCATTTTCGCCATATCCATTTACTAGAACCATAATCATAAATCTTTAAATACCCCTGGGACTGTCTGAGTTCAAATTCTGTCTTATCTTTTGGTTCATCTGGTTTCTTTCTTAAATTGAATCTGTGGATTCTCTTAATGTTTTTCTTATCAACGTACCAATAATTACATGAGGTTTGGTGTTCAAAAGTAAACCCCAATTGCTTATATAAGTTACCATCAGACCATCTCGTATCAGCATACGATACTACTAATTCCGGTTTAACATCATCTAAAAATCTTGTAAATAGCTTCCCAGCACCACCAATCACAGAAGTGTTTAACAAGGAACAGAATCTGGAAATTTCCCAAGTATTTTTTAATTTTCTAGTTATATTAGAATTAGTAAATGTCATCACAGAAACTAATTCATCTTCATAAATTAAACCATACGCCATACTACAACCGTGATAACCTTGTATATGGTTTAATTCACAAAAGTCCCTAACTAAATTACGATCAATTAATCTAGTAATACACTTTCTAGCATAAATTCTTCTATCAGTTAACCCAAATATATTCTTTATTCTACTTTTAACTATGTCGGGTTTATGTATCCACTCATCTTCCATTATAGAATATATTCTTATACCGTTACTCTTGAACAACTCATATTTTAGATAATCTTTATTAGCTTCTTTATTCTGCGACTGAAAATGTTCCGCTGAATGCCAGTACAAGCCATTGCATTCAAATGCTATCTTTTTACCTTCACAATACACATCAACTTCTTGTTTGTTAATTATTAAAGGATGTACATTTTGTTGGCATTCAACAAAATTTTTAATAAAATCATATACTTGTAATTGAAACTTACTACCATATCTTAAATTTGAACATTTTGAACATGTTGTATTGAAATGGGTTAACCGCCATTTTGCTGTATAATATGCTATATTATCCTCATTCTTACATACGTCACATATAAATGTATAATAATCTGTAGCATTCGGGTAAAGTCGTGTTATATCCGAACTTGGTTCTTTTACTAATGTGCAATTTACAAACCTATTTAATTTATTTTCCTTAGTTATTTCTTTTGCGACATCACTATTCATCCAACAATCAGTACCATAACGCCGCATATTAGTCGCTTTAACCTTCTGCGAGTGATTTATTAATTGGCCAGCATTACCAACACCGTACTTTTCTTGGATTGCTTTCTTAGACTTCTGATTCATGTCTTTTTGACGCAATGCTAATGCATCCAACATTGTTTGTGAAACATTAGCGCCGTACTTATCGTTATTGGTATTCAATCGTTTTTTTATCGTATCACCATGTGAAGCAATACATTTTTTATCAGAGCAAGTTTTACTATACCCTTTCCCAAAATTGGGTAAGAATGTTCTAAAATTTATTTTACATATAGGACATAATTCAATTATTGACACATCATTCATTATGCAATAAATTCTTTCGGAAATAGTTACGTCTTTATTTAAAAAGTTTGTAATTTGCACTATTTCAGTAAATTCTTTAGAGGTTAGAAACCATTCGCGACGAAAGATGGCAGAATTTAACCTGCCATCTTTTCTTAATAAGTTAGTTGTAATATACTCTTTTAAGTCATTCATGTATGAGAGTATCCAATAAAAAAGGCTGGGATGCAATCCCAGCCTTTATATTTATATTTATACACTATTATTATATTATCAACCAGTTAGCGATGCTCCGCTACGAGATGATCCAATATTTGCACCAGTTCTAACCACACGAACTTTAACATAAATAAATTCAATTGCTTTAACTGGTTTGATAGCAATGTCAACATACAATTCATTATTATCAATCGTTTCTGGAGTATTATTACTACTATCAACTAATACTGCGAAATCGTATAAAGCTCTACGTCCAATTAAAGTACCTAAGAATCCATCACATGCAGCCTTAACAAGATCCCATGTAATTTTATCATTAGGTTCGAATAAGAATGCAAATAAACCTTTTCTTAATTGTCTCTTGATAAACTTAGTTAAACGAACCACGTTAATTCTATCTAATGCTGAGAATGCACCATAAGTGGTTTTTTGACCCATTACTAAAATACCGCGCCCAGGAATAAATGAAATTGGGTTGATATTTTTTGGCCATTCATATAGATCATCTCTTGTTCCAGTATCCAAATACTCAGATACGAAAGTTGTAGGACCACCTAATGTACCAGAAGCATAACCAATATCAGATAAATGTGAGCATTGGCCGCGAGTAACACCAGCTGGTGCCCACCATTCCGCTTCAACTTCATCATTATACGCAAATACTCTTAATGCAGATGTGCCAGAACTTGACATGATGTCATAACCATCAATATTAGATGAAATACCATGACCATAGTAATACGCCATATGATCCTTTCCAGATAATTTGGCTGGCGTTACTGCCCATTGTGCGATAGAATTAGGCCCAGTCGGTGGTTTATCGAATGGAGTTTCACCAATTAAGAAAACTTCATTTTGCATTGCATCATCTAATCTTGATAATTCTTGAGCCAATTCTGGGAAGCCAGGAGCAATAGCTATGTTATATTCAATCCATTCGTTTCTTGAGCCATTGAATGGGTTGCTAACAGCTGCTTGTAATGCTGTAACAATATTTGCTCTACGAGCAGCATCATTATCGCCAAGTTTTGTTAAATCAACGAATTCTTTAGTGTTATCGAAATCTTCAGCAGCAGCTAATAATAAACCTTCAGCTTCATCAGCTGTAAATTCATCTGAAACTTCAGTACCTAAAGTCCATGAATCGATCTGACCATATAAACCATCATATGAGCCAACTATTGTTGCATAATCATCTGCATATACAGATAATGTAGCGACACCATGACCAGCAGTTGGATCTTCGATTCTATCAAATAAATTCAATGAAGCGAATAATGGTAAAGTACCAGATTGCCCATCGGTTGTAATAACAACACTTGAAGTAGCACCTTCAAAAGTACTTGTGATTTTTATTGCACCTTGAATTAGTTCTGCTACAGCATAACCAGCTAATTCACCATTAATAGCGTCGATTAAATCACCGAAAGTGATTATATCTTCACCGTTAAAGCTCAATGTTGCTGTATATGATGCTGCATTATCGTCATTGTCTGGATCGCCAACCATGTCAATAACTGCGCCATAAACTTCACCGTCTTCTAAACCAACAACGTCGCCTAAAGTTATATAACCAGCATAGGTTTCTGTTAACACGCTCTGATATGCTGGTTGAGGCACTGTGTGATCTAATAAGAAAGCATCGTCAAATAATGGATCAGCGAAAGAATATGAACCAAATACGTCCGTTAATGCTTGATCTAATAGATCTTTCAATGTATCAGCATCAACTGATAGTTTATAATCACCAACGTCTGCTGGGAAATAGTTATTTACTGTATTATAAGTATCCAACCATTCCTGTACAAGTTCGTTTAGATAATCTGCGGCTGCTTGTATTTTCTTCAGCCATAATTCTTTGATGTCAGCTAAATTATCGTTTAAATTTACATTAGCTCTAATAACATATGCTCTATTACCAACTTCTAAGAACTTATTCAATGCATCTAAACCGTATTCATTTCTAGCATCACCGTGGTGAGGCTGATCAGTGGCTGATCTATGGAATTTTGGCACACCATAAAGTTCTAAAGACTGTTTCAATGATGTAACAGTTCTCATAACGTTATTTTCATATGTTCCAACTGCTGGTGAAACACCATCAACCTGGAATTTTTCGTCCGCAGTTGCAATAAAAATCAAAGGTACGCAAGCTGCACGACCTGGAATGTAAAATGACTCGTCAATGATTTGTACATCAACGCCTGGACTTATTAAAGTTCCCATCAGATTCTCCTTAAAATAAAAAGATGTTATAGTTATTTATTAGGAGTGCAGAAAATATTATTAAATCATTTCAAGTATTGGAAATTATTGACAGAATAATTTATAGTAAACCTATGCGCGGCGCTTTCGCCATAATCAAGCTCGGACGAAATTGATGCAACAGAGCAATTTTCTAGATATATTTTTGACAATGTTTTTAAATTATTATCAAATATTTCTATTAAAAAATTATTAGTTATATTAAATGAGTCATTTATATAATCTAATACTCTATTATGTATATCATCTTCTAAAACTAATACAAAATTCCCACCAAATTGTTTTTTTATCGGCGTGCATTCTATTGTTTGTAACGTTATTATTTCACTATGTTTTGATTTTTCGTTTTCATTTGTATAATGTAATACTTTAAATCTATTTTTAATCTTTGGTTGAATTATTCCACCACTAAGTGCTAACTCTATATCTTTATCTTTAAATTGTTCAATTGTTGACATTTTTTATCCTCATTGTGATTAGTATTTATGATGAATGTGTTGACATGCATTGACCATTGTTGTATAGTAAATAAAAAAATGAGGACAGATATATGAATATTATTAATGTTTTAGAAAGTAAATTTAATGAAGAGTGGGTGACTATTAACAATAATAATCATCGACAAATTTCCAATAGTAGTCACAGTACATTTTATTTCTAGTAATATAAAAATTTAAATTACCGACATTTTTATTAAGATATCTACACACAGCTGACGCAGATTCCCATTCTTTAATAAATTGTTTATTTTTATCCAATTGTATGACTTTTTTAGAAGATCTATATTTATTATCTCTCTTTTCATTTAGTATGAATACATCCAATGGATATGATTCCTCAGCATCATCTACAAATCTCCAGTAGAATCCATAACATAATCTATTTTTATATGTTTTTGTGCAACTATTGATGTTTCCTTTACTACCATTGAATAATTTAGCGGCACTTTGACTAGAATTATGTGTTTGTATTATTTCTCCAGTTTTCGGACATATTTGATGAATCGGTCTGGCAGTAGCTTTACCACCTTTATTGTCTGTACGAAGCTTCTGTTTATGTTCTTCAGTATGTTTAGTAGGAATTATTTCTCCGCTTTTAAGTTTTTCGTTTATAATTTGAGAAATTCGTTTTCTAGTTTCTTCAGAATGATGTTTCCCGAACATTGCATTTAATTGCCCAATACGCTGTTTCGAAAATTTATCGCGTAATTGTTGAGTAATCGAGTATTCGAACGAACCATTACCCCCATCAGTAATATTTGTTAAAATACCATCCTTTCTACTTTTATCATTCCTCCTTCCATATAAATTTATAAGTTCCTTTTCTTTATCATATGCTATTAACTCATTTTCGGTCTGAAATACTATTTTGTATTCTATTGAATACCCAGCTTCAATAATTTTATTTATGGTATTACATTTAAACGGGTTGCCATTTTTTCTTTTTATACCTTTTTTATAATTTTTTGCTTCATATAAATGATCTTGAAATCTATAAGATTTAAATCGTGTTTTACCAACATAAAAAGGTAAATTTTTGATTGGATTCCATAACTCGTACACGATAAATGTTGTTGACATATACACTCCTTTGTAGTATATTTATTATTCTTATTTATGATTGGAGTGTACCATGAAGTTAAAAAATATTCAATTAAATGAACAATTTATAGTTTTTTGCGATCTCGACGGTGTGCTAGCCGATTTCGAGAAAAAAGTATCAGAAATCAATAAAATTGAATTTCATAAATTACCTAGAGGTAAAATGTGGCCATCTATTAGTAACTATGATAAAACAGTTGAGCCATTTTTTGAATCGTTAGAACTAATGCCAGATGCGATGGAACTAATGGACTTTGTTCGATCTAACTTTATTAACCATGCAATATTAACAGCTTGTGGTAATACCCCAAGAAATGCTGCCGAACAAAAGAGAAATTGGTGTAGAAAACATTTTGGTAATATTGTTGTTAAGACTGTCCAAGACAGTCACCAAAAAGCTCAGTTTGCTACTCCAAAATCTATTTTAATAGATGATAGAAATAAGTCTATTGATCCTTGGGTACAAGCTGGTGGTATTGGTGTATTGCACAAATCAGCTAAAGACAGCATCGCTCAGGTAAAGCGAATCGTAGGGATTTAATCCCTACGATTCTATTTTTATTATAATTTATCTACTTATTTTACTCTTTACTGATAGATAATCAACCCAATAATCTAATTCTCCACCACCATAAAAATCTTCCCCATAACTATACGCGCCAAATGATGAATATAGCGCTTGAGATGTAGAACTAAATAGTGCGCCTGTAAAAGTGTATGTGTAAGATAGTACATCGTTTATATAGAATTCTGCTTTATCTTTAAATAATTTAACACCGAATTTTGTATACTGTGCATCAGATAGAGGCGCATTTTCCACCCAACATGTGGTTGGAGTAGTTAACACTTGAGTCAATAGTGTTGTTGGGGTGTCATCTACCACGTTAGCAACTACAGTTACTTGATTATATGGAATATCACCACCACTACCATCAGTTGATATAATTAAAACGTACATACCAACAAATGGTATATTTGATCCTAATTGACTGGCAGTAGTAGCAGAATTAAAACCAAAATATATAGATGCGGCTGGATTTTCTCCGGCACGAGTTGTTTTTATTCGTGTTTCAAATAAATGAAAATCATTTAATTCTCTTGGTACAAATACTTTATGACCACTAATTAAAGTTTTTTTCCATCCAGATGCTGGAATTTCTATTATATTATGTCTAATACGTATAGTACTTGGCTCATTATATAGATCAATATCAGAAGCTTCTTCAACACCACCAACAGCATCTGTCACATCATATATGTTTGAAAATACTGTTGGTGACGTATATGGGCCATCTATAAAATCTTCTCTATTTACTACAATATCATCTACTAATTTTATAATTTCCACTTTTTGATTTGCGCCATCTTTTAACACTGGTATAAATTCTGAGCCATCTACTGTTTCCACTGCTGTCATTTCACTAATTTTAGACATTTTATTTTCCTTTTATATAAAATTATTATTCTTTATCATTTTAATTCACTAGTACTATATTTAACACATTACTATCTAGTAACATATTGTACTCTGGTATTACATTACCATTAGCATCTAATTTTACCAACCAGAAAATTACATAACCATTGATATCTTCCCAGCTACCGTATAATAAAATTTCATTATTGTTATTAATTTTTAAATTTATTTGACTTAAAGCACTAGCATTAATACTATTGAATGTTTCATCGACAGAGCCATCCAAATTTAATCTAGATACATATGGCGCACTAATACCATTCATAGTCAAATAGTTTCCGCAACAAACTATTTTATCACTACCTTGAAGTGAGACAGATGATACATATCCACTATTTATACCAGATCCTAGCATACTTGTATTATCTATTGTACCATCATTATTTAATATTACAATACCATTGATAGTATTGCCATTTATTTCGGTAAATGCACCACTAACCATTATCCTATCAGCATCTATTTGTACTATATCTAAAACACTACCAGCTAGGGTTATATTGGCATTAAAAGTTAAATCGTTACTACCATCAGAATTTAATCTTGCTAAAAATGGTTGCGGATTAATTCCATCAACCGTTGAAAATTCACCACCTATTAATATTTGAGAAGATGCTAGTGGTAGTATTTTTGATACTCTATAGTCTATTCCAGGATTAACAAAACTCATATCTAACGAGCCGTCAACAATATTTAATTTAGCCAAATAATTATTAGAAAATCCATTAACTATTGAAAATGTGCCAGATATTAATATATTACCATCACTAGCAAATTTGATATCTAACACTGTAGAATTCACAACAGTTACGAAGCTTGAATCTACACTACCATCAGAATTTAATCTTACTATACCATTTGTCATATCACCACCTAACAAAATTTTTCCATCTGGTTGGTATATACCACAATAAATACTACCATCAATACTTGCAGTAAATGATGTTAAAGTATCATTTACATCTAATTGTGCTATATATTGTCTTGACTGTCCTTGTATATTATTAAATGCCCCTAATATTAATAATTCTGGTGTTGATGGCATGGTTAGCGAAACCGTAGGTGTTACAGTTGGTGTTACAGTTGGTGTTACAGTTGGTGTTACAGTTGGTGTTACAGTTGGAACTGGAACTGGAGTTGGAGTTGGAGCTATGGCTGTTAGAGGACACGTACCTTCTATGAATGATGGTGTTCGTAATACGCCATTAGATGGACTCTTTACATTTTGAGTAGCCTGTAGAGCTACCCAAGAGGTTTTAAAAATATCTCCATGTTCTTTCTTTAATGACATGGCAGCGTGCAAGAATTCAAAAAATATTGCATTAACTTCATCTATTGTAAATGTGTTGTAAATGTCATACATCATCTGTATTAGTGATGTTTCATTAGTAATATCATAATTTGCATTGAAAGTATTAATATCTACATTTTTAAAATCTAAAGTATTATTTACAAGCAATGAATTTATTATGAACAATCCTAAATCTTTTTGAATAAATGTTTGTTCTTCTCCCAGACCATATTGGGTGTCGGTATTATACAATTCATCGTATATAACTCTATTGATAGCAGGAATTAATATAGGTAATAATGTATCTGGATCTGTTTGAATTACTCCACCTATAACTTTTTTTCCAACCAATGATTCTACTATTCTATCCCATAAAAATGAATCTATTTTGACTAATTGTTTTTCGCGTATTAATTTCCATTCCCAATGTACATTTTTTAAATATAATGGAGTATATAATGAATTAGGACCGGGTAAATTATCTCTAAGTGTAAAATCTCGCATAAATCTTAGTGAGTACCTGTTGTCATCTTTTACTGTGTTTTCTAATCCTTTAACTACTAATTGAGTGTATCTATGTGGTAATTCATAAGCATCCTCATCAAATACAGTACCATAAATTAGTCCATATCCAAATTCTGGTGTTCGTGGGCCTTGAAGTATCATATACGGTACTGGTATATTTTTAAATTGTTTAGCAGCTTCCTGTAGATTTATATTAGTGTCACCAGTAATAGGTATTTTATTTGTTTTATTTTTTACCCAGAAATAATATACATTATATTCAGATCTAGAAATTTGATCTATTTTGGTAATATATGAATATGGGTAGACCTTTTTATATAAAAGTTGTTCTGTTAATTGGTCGTCAGTAGGACTCTCTGCAACTTTTATAATAGTTAATATATCTTGTACTGCTGGTTTTCTAATTTGATTCGTTAATAATGCACCAAAGCAAAACTCGTTGATAGTATCACTAGATAAATCTAATGTACCAGCATATTCGCCATTTATATAAGTATTCACAACACCAGTTATATCCGTATTAGTTGGTGTAGTATCAACTTCGACTAATGCTACATAAAAATCTTCTACCATATCTTTATGTTCTATCCAAATTGGTTCAGCTTCTGGGTCTGCTTCAATATTTTTATATAATTTATAAAAAGCTTCGCCAGTATGTCTATTATTTTGCAATATATTTGAATTCTTAGCATCTTTACTAACTAAAGCATTCCAGTTTTCTGGAGCTACTGTAGATTCGGTCCATTGGTATAGAACCACCTCAGACCAATCAGCTAGCTCACCCCATCTGAATATTCTTTCATTGA